TGTGCTTTAGCTTCACTCATGCCTATAAATAGCCAAATCCATTTTTAATATCTAATAAAAAAAGCGACTATCTCAGCCGCTTGGTTTGTTCCAGATCATACGCATTTTTTGATTTCAAATAAGCCATCACATTTAAGGCTTCAATAGTTTTCATTTCAAATGCTTCCGAATTTCTAATATTTTCGTGGTCGGCAATAAGTTTAACGGTATAATGCCATCCATAGATTCGCATAAAAGCAACTGCACCGAATCCGCTTGTTCCTCTGTCATCCCCACCTTCATCATCTCCGCCTTCATATAATCCTGCGAAACCTCGATCCAGTTTCTGTAAACTTGATAAAAAAAAACCAGCGAGTGATATACGCTTATGAAATTTGCTTCCTGCATGTCCTGAGAATACTCCTCATGCTTACTCGCATCATACTTGTCATCCTTCCATTTGCCAAGCCAATTTTTCTTTTGAGGTATAATCATTGAAGCTGCTATCTTATGCAGATTTGCAACAGTATCTTTGCTGAAAACCTTGCTTTCAATGTACCGCGCAAAAGGCATGTTTTTTACATCGTAATTAATCCGGTACTGTTTGCCATTGGCTTTGATATAGTTTACTGGCTTACCTTCAATCGGCTCATCCAGAAACTCTAAATCTTTGCGCAACTCCTTTAGATCCTGGATCCCTAAACTATCAATCTGATGCTCGGTCAATCCAGTTACAATAGTCAATAGCTTGACTTCCTTGTCCAGTTCTGTCCAGTCTTTATCTGGATTTTGTAATATTGGCATGATCTGCTGATACTGCCAAAGGGTTAAATCGTTCCATTTCATAGTGCAAATTTAAGCAAAGGCATAACGCCCTGATCCTCGTTTAAAATTAAAATTCTGCCAAGCCAAAGCTAAAGCAACCACGCAATCATCGTGAAAACCTGAAGGTGCTGAATACCTCACTCCGTTTGCAGTAAACTGATACTCAAAAATATCCAACTCATCCACAATCACGCCTTCCGGAAAACCAATCTTGCGCTGCTGGATTGCTTGTGCTAATCCTTCCATTAATTGCTGCTTTGATTGACTTGTAAACTTCAAGCCTTCAATGTTTATTCCTTCTCGCATTAAGTCTTCCAGTATCGGATCCCCAACTCCGGTGCTATCTACCAATATCGGCGCGGGAGGCAATCTCTTTATATTCTCTTTAGTGTTATGCCAGTCCATTTGAAAGCGATCAAAATAAGCCACATTCCCATTTGCATCCAATCCGATTACAACTGTAAAATCCACAGACTTTGCTAAGTCAATCCCATAACTTACTATCTGTTGCGCTGATATTGGCTTAACGCAATTCCTAATAAATGCACTACCAAAAGGGTTGGCACTATTCTCGGCCGGGTTAGCCAAATATTCCTGCTCAAATACAACCTCAGGGAGTTGCAGTTTTGCATCCTCAATCTCTTTGATGTTTATGTAAGGATTGTCGTAGGTTGTAAACTTAAAGCTGCGCCAATCCGTTTCTCCGCCTTTCATGAACATTGAGTAAAAAAAGTTCTTGCCTCTGGGAGTAGATAAGAAAACCGCCTTACCTTGAAAATCTGTCAATGTCGGTCTGATACTATTCTGCCATCCGCTTTCAAGATCAGGAATAAATGCCGATTCATCCACGATCACTAAATGAAATTTGCGACCTCTTAAATTGTCCAGCCTTTCGCCAGTATAAAACTCAATACTGCCCCCATTCGGGCAATAGATTTTTAGATCAGAAATATTGTTTTTAAAAGGTAAAGCCGATGTAAGTCTTTCAAAAAATACCTTTGCCAGTTTATAAGTCGGCGTGATGTAGGCAACTTGACCGCCTTTTATCGCTTCTTTTATTCCCATGATCTGGGATAACTCAGACTTGCCAAACCTTCGGCCACACATTACAACAATAAAACGCGCATCGCACTCTAATATTTGTTGCTGATTGATATGTGGTTTTGGCAGTTCTAACCTCATAAAATAGTTTTACCCTCTACAAATACAACCTCAATCCTTGAATCCTGCTGAATATCCATCTGCTCTTTAGGCTTTCCGTAAACTCTGGTTAGTAACGTATCCATACTGTAAAGACTGCCATTTTTTAAACTCTTATTCATAGCATTGGCAATCGTTTTTTCTAAAATCGTAGCATCAGGATGATCATATACGCCTTTCAATTCTTGAATAGTCATTGACATCATTACCTGGATAGTATCGTTGATCTCGCCAAGTCTGTAACCCTGCTCTTTCAACAAAGTCACATACTTGCGATCCTTCCCTTTTGGGTTACCGCTTTGACCTTTTTTCCAAGGCGTTAAGTTTTGTAAATTTGGCATGATTAATAAATAGTGTATAATTTACTCCAAGTTGTCGGCAGAGATAAATCCCGAACTTTGAAATAGCCTTTAAGTTCAAAAAATAAATCCCATTCTGCTTGTTCTTTTATATTGATATGCCCCCAAGGGATATCGTTGTCTGTTTTCTCGGATGTGGAACTGAATAAAACGTACTTTGGGGCAATGATATTAAACAAAGAATCCAGTTCCTTGTCTGTCATGTGTTCGGCAGTTTCAATAAAGTGCAGCAAATCGGTTGTAATCGGATTTTTTAATATGTGAATATGAGGTACTTGCTCTTTCATGTAATCCCTATGCGCTTTAAATACCTCAAACGCTTTTATATCATACCCTGCCAGATGATAAGCATCTGCATAAACTCCAGTCCCGGCACCATAATCCAATACTGTTTTAATTTCTAAGTCTTTAATCTGCTCAACAGTTAATCGTGCTAATTCCTTAAAATCAGGATTGTGCATCCCGATTCCGTTCTCTAATTCTGTTGCTAAAAATTCTTTGTCTGACATCATATTAGTGTTTCTTTTGGTAAAAATTGAGTGCAATTTGTATGTCCGGCAGCTTGGCTCATTCTGTAATCTCTGCCTAATCCCTGAACTACTGCCATAAAACTGGACTGGTTTCCGCTGACATATTTTGCACCGGCTTGTAATTGCGCGAGTTCTAAATAGTCCCTAATCTCATACCTTTCAATCAAATGCTTGTAAGGCTCATACTGCGATTCAAAACCAATAAAATAAACCTTATCGGAATTGTCCTTTAAAAAGTTTATCTCTGCGATCCAATCCGTATAGTCATTTCGATATCGTTCAGTTACATTTATGAAGCTATTATTTGAGATTATCGGCTCAACTTTCAACCAGCCTTGCTTCCAACTATCGTCAATAATATTAAAACTCTGAAGATGTAACTGTACTAAATGAGTTAAATGCAAATGATCGTTATTTCTAAATTTATCTAAATCATAAACTGTACCAGAAAGTTCCCTTCCTTTTTTAACTTCGTGAATATACTCCTGAGATTCCAATAATGGCAGAATCGTATTATACAAATCATCTGGTAAATTTACATTGAAAATGCCTCCGCCTAATGCCTTGATCGTAGGCATAGCATAGATCACATCTCCAGTTGCGCCGCTATGGTAAAAGTTGTTCATTTGTCTATTTCTGAAAGTTTTCTCTGCGCCCAAGCAATGCCCTCATCGCCTCCCCATGCTAACCACATCAATGCACCGCAATCTTCTTTAGGATCTCCTTTTGAGTTTTCACGATGCCTTTCAAAACTTGACATTCTGGCAATCGTTTCTCTGCTGATGTTTTCGCCTTTAGCAATCTGGTTTGCCCTTGTCCAGCCGACTAAAGTTCCGCAACCTTTATCGTTTTCCTTCTTAATATTTAAGGCTCTCCTGGCATTAGCTTTCGCCGCCTCTGGATAGTCATTGTAACTATCAACCATTGAAACTCTAATCGCCGCCCAGACTGACTGCGCTTTTTCCTCTGTGTCAAAAATACATGCACCGGATCCAATCCGATACATTCCGTTACTGCATTTAATTACTGGCATATAATTTATGATAAATAGCAAACCTTCGCTTATTTACTTCGTGCAGATTGAAATGAATATTGCAGTAATCGTAAAGATCATTTCCGTATTGGATCCTGGCATCCTGATCAAAAGTTAATAACCGGATCCAGTTGTACCAATCCTTTTGATTATTCACATAACATACTGGCAAATCTTTATACGGATGCACATTACTCACAATCGCTGGGTTCTTTTTTGATGCGGTTTCCAAAACCTTCAGATTTGATTTCATCATGTTGAATCTATTATCTACCAAAGGAATCAAACTAATATCAGAGTCGCAATAAGCTGCCATATACTCGGTAACCTGATTGTAATTGTAAATTGTCGGGTTCAGTTTCAATCCATTGGTAAACGCTGAAATCATGCCATCCCAAATATGTTTTTCGCCTTCATTATAACCAGCAATCACAGTTCTAACCGGAAAGTTTATTCGCTTCATTGGGTTGCGCAGAATGTTCAAATCCTTGCCATGTGTACCGGATCCAGACCAGAATAAGCGCACCAAATCAGAAGGCTTTTTATCTAAAATAAATTGTTCCTCTCCAAAAGGAATTGCATTTGGCAATATCTCCACGTTTGAATTCAGCTTGTATATCTCATCCGCTAATCGTTCATGAGTGCAAGTGCAAAGATCAGCGATCCTAATCCAGTCCATGATTTGCTCGGTTACTTTGTTGGCTTTGTAGCTTTCATACAGAATATGCGAAGGATCTAAATGCCAGTAGTCATCATTATCAACTACCAATTTAAACCCATGCTTTTTGCGCCAAGCATCCATCTGATCTGGCGTTATGTTTGCCAACATCCGATTCATAACCACGATATCATAATTGCTATCAAAGGTTTCATCGCTTATTGTATCGGTCATCAAGCAGTAATCTTTCTGCATGTTTGCAATCGGCATCATTATCCGATGATAACCAACTCCGCTTGTTTTGCTTGTAATTGCCAGAATTCTCATTGCGCTTCAAACCATTTGTAAAGCCTCATAATCATGTCGTACTTACAATTACCGCACCAAACAGAAAGCAGAAAGTTAGGATCCAGATATAATCGGTAAATATGCTCATACATTTGTAGTACCGGCAAATCTAAATTCCTGATATAGCCATTCTTTGCACATTCGTAATTGCTCTCATTAGCGATCAGCCAATCCCGATGCTCTTGTTTTATTTCCATAAACTCCACATTAATTTGGTTACAATCGGCGCACAGAACCCAGCGATAAAAATCGTGCTGGTAATTTCTTGAATCAATTCAGGGGCATAGTAATGTAATGGCGCTGACCAGGCAGCCAGACAACTTCCGCAATTAAAAGGCTTGAAATTGATTTTCCATCTAACATGAAGATTATGGATTTCCGTAAAAAATAGCGATGCACAGATAGCGGTTATAATTGATAAAATCATTTTTTGATATTCTTTTTTATCTCGGCTTTAGTCTTATTGATTGATCTGACAATCGACATATAAGGGATCCCGGTTTTTCGGCTTAATTCTTTCGCATTCTTTTTAAAATCTAAGGCGTATAATTTAAACAATTCCCGATTGTACCAATGAAGGTTCTGCAAATGTAATTCTATTTTTTGATAAGATTCCTCTGGATCCGTTTCCACGATTTGAACCTCCTGATCATTCTCCAGCAATTCTGTATAGTTTCGATAATTCTTAAAAAAATTGCTTCGGTCACTTTTGATCATATTAAGCATAATCCGAACCATGTAATACTTCAGTTCGTTCCGCTGGTACAAGCCAATCAACTTCTCCTCCTCCATTTCGCAGAGGATTAAAAACACTTCGGATTTTAAATCCGCTTGTAATTCGACTGGCTGCATCTTTTCAAATGCCTCATTCACTGACTTTGATTCCCAAAACTCAGTTATGATCTTATTCCTAAGCATTTATTTTTTTCACTGCATTTTCACTGATTCATCAAAGTTAGGCATTATTGTCGGACTTTCGCAAATGCCTCATTTAAACAATCTTATCAGATCCTGAATATCTTCCATTGTTTTGGCGTTGGTTGTAATCCATTCATCAAAAAATTGAATTTCAAGGATATTATTTCCGTAGAAATTAATACTAAACTTTTCATCGGTGTAAGTGTAGTCATTAAATACTCCATCTTCTGGATAAGATGTATCTACAAATCCCATCTCAATTAATGCCTCTGGTGTAATTGGTGTTTTCATAGTTTCCTAATTTTTGTATAATCATTGTTAAACTCGCAATCATTCAAAGTATCTATCCGTTGTTTGATGCAGCGGATGAATAGGGCCCGGCGGTTGTCGGGGATTTTTGTGAGTTCGTAGATTTCTGAAGGTTGAAGGCGGTCAATGATTTGCCAGGCTTTTGATAAGTTTTTGTCTGTTTCCATCTTAATAGGTTAATAGGATAGTTAATAGGATAAATTTTTCTATCCTATTAAGATTTTTCTTGGCTGATGATAGCTTAAAGTGCATATTTATATAATCTTAATAACTTAATAGGATAAATATATATAATTAATGTTTCTGTATAAATGTATCATGTTTTTTTTTGTTGCTATGTTGTAGAAATAAACTAACTCACTTTTACCTATTATCCTATTAAGCTATTAAGGTTAGAAACTAAAGTCTTGAGTTTCAACGCTTTGAGAGTTTAATCGGATAACCTCGTACCTATTAAGAATTACCCCATTTATAGATTTTGACTTAGATTTTCCAAAAACTTTTGCTAATTCCATACCGAATTTTCTCATCGAATGTATTTTTTGTTTCGTATTTGCTTCAATAAAATCTTTGATTTCTGTGGCAGTCATCCATTCAGAATAGCCACCTTGATCGGAAGATTTAAAGAATTTTAGTATCAATTCACGTTCAAAAGCTATGCTCTGGAAGTCTTTACCAACGCCATCAAGCAGGGCAAGTTCATCCTTTGTCAGCTGCCATTCCTCGTTTGATTTATAGGCTCGGTAAACCTCCATAAAGAGTTCATCTTTATCAATGGAGTTGTAGAGTTCGTGATCAATACTAAGTACCTCAATAGGTAAGATTCTTGTGTTGCCGGTAGGATCATTTATAATTTCGGGATCATTTGATGTACCGCATAGAACCGCCAGGCGTTTAAAATCTTCGTTTGATCTGGCATAAGGTGCGCGTAATGAGAAAATAGATTTTGATGTAAGTTCCTTAAATCGTTTCTCATCCTGCTTTGATTTACCACCCATCTCATCATCCATTACGATTAGCTTTTGGCACATCAATATGTCATCATCCTTTCCGGCATCCAGCTTTGATTCCGCGTAATATTTTTTTAGTTCATCAGGAAGTAAGCGCCTAAACCATTCGGTTTTTCCTGAGTTTTGACCTCCAACTAATGACAAAACTGATCTAACTGGGTTTCCTTTGTATGCAGCGATTAAAGAAATTAGCCATTTGCGGACAAATATTTCCTTCATTTCGGTATTCGATCGGATGCACTTTGCCAAATTTGTAATATTTCCTACTGATTTTCGGTGCAAATTTTTGTTAATGTATTCCGTAATTGGGTTGTATTCGCTAATAAAATCGCTAAAAATATAGGATTCGACCAAATCTTTAGTAATATCCTTGGTATTAAAAAACATTCGGGCCCTTAAATAAATGGAGTTAATCCGTTCCCGGCGCACTTCGTTACCTTTCTCTTCAATTATGCGCGTGATAGAATTTACTTTCATAGGATGATTCTGTTTCATCCATTCTGTAAGTGCTTGAATTAAATGGTCGGGATCTCCAGAAGCTGACTTTATAGAAATATCATCTCGATTAAAAACCTCGCTTACTAATTTACTGGCTTGTTTTGCATCAACTCCAGTAATCTGTTCAATCTGTTTTTTTACTTCCTCTTGACTTTGCCCGGCACGTTTACCAAGTGTTGCAACTTGTACTGCTTTCTTTTGACTTTCTGGTGCATGTATGCCGACTTGCTTTAGCATCCAGTAAAACGTACCAGCGGTTATGCCAGAATTTTTGCCTTTTAAACAGATAGTAAATTGCTTATCTGCATGGCGTGAATCATACTTCTCAGATACTGAGCAAAGCGCGTGAAAGTATTCTCTGCCTTGTTCCTCGAAGCCTTGCGCAAGTGCAAAACCTAATTTTAAATATGAATCGTAATCTGGTGCAAGGTTATGGCCCAAGTTTACACATTCCTGCACCATTTCAGCGACCTGTGAGCCATCCACTACAATAGGCAATGATTTGCTTACATACTTTTTTTCTGTAAGCGTACGCGCAATCTTTGACCTCTCATTTGTTATGAGTTCCGGATCGTATGAAACAAATCTAAGCGATGCCACGTTTTGCGGTGCGGAATCAATTACAATACCAAACTGCTGAAAGTAATAGTTGCGCAACCAGTTAAAAGATTCTTTATGCTTTTCGGGATTTATCTTAACTACTATGGCAAGACCTCCTCCGGATGCGGACTTAAATAAGGAGTAGGTATAAGGATCTGTAATCAATGCCGACTTATCGGAAAAATGATCAATATCAATCTGAATAAATCCGGAATGAGCAATCAACAATTCTGCTTTTCGTTCAGTAAATATTCCCGAAATGGTAACTGCTGGTAATTGCTTTTTTAGCGCATCCCGATTTGCTTTATCAAGTTCGGTTCTTATCCGTTCAATCTGAGATTTGTACTTTCCGGACTTAACTGAATTTAAAAAGTCTGCAATAGATATTTTTGCATCTGATAAATGAGGTCTGCCCTTTTCTGGCAGCGAATTAAATAGCGAAATATCCATAATTAAAATAACCCCCCTGCTCTAAAGAAGTCGCTACAACGCCCCCATCGAATGATGAGTAAACAGAACAGGAGGGAATTTTTTAATATCTTCATGACGTTGTAGCTGACGTGCAATTTACAAATTATTTATATATTCCTCAAACTTTCTTTTCGCCTGATCAAAACCTTCCGCAAAGCAAACCGACCAGCCTAAAGTTCTGAGATACTGGTGCATTTCCGCTTGTTCCTGCACATGCTTTTGTGATGATAAACTTCCATCCTTTAAGAAAGTCCCAGAGTCTAGGCGTTTCATCTCAATCATTAATCCGCAGTAGTTGCCAACCTTATGATAAATCTGAATATCGGGCCATGCCCTCCAGGGATCAATGATCAGTTTAATGTTTTGCATCTGTGGCGATAGTTTCCCGGCTGACTGAATATCTGAACGAAATCGAACATCGGGATATTGCAGCTTTAGCCATTTACAAAACGCTAACTGGGCCGACCACTCATGCTGAATCTTTGGCTTGTACGCCTTGTGGGATTTGTATTGGGATAGGGGATCGGTGTAGTCTATCATAATTAAAAATTTGTTTCAATCGCTTTAAATATTTGATATGGTATTTCTGGAATTACGGCATTTCCGAATCCATGTATAAGTTCTTTATCCAGTTCTTTGGAAAACCCATCATCCATTCGTACATTTTCATAGCTTGAATTGCTGTTAAACCGTTTAAGTGGAATTGATATAGGGATTTGTCTTGGTGACCGTTCCGATAATACTTTTTGTAAGATTCCACCTTGCTCAATAATATTTTTCCATCGCTTGACGCGGGAGTAGGCCACTCCGTAAATTCTTTCTCTGCGGTGCGGAAATCCGAATTGGGTAGCATAAAACAATCTCCATTCACAATCATACCCGAGCTTGTAAAGGTCGCAAAGGACAACTTCGAATCCTCTACTAAGGAGCATTGGGCTGTTTTCAAAGACAATGATTCCAGGTCTAATTTCCCCAACCAAACGCGCATATTCTTTCCATAACCCCGACCTTTCGCCTTTGATACTCTTTGCCCCCCCCCCTTTCTTTGATTGATTGGCAATTGATAAGTCTTGACATGGAAATCCTCCTGAAAGAATGTCAATTGATGATTTATATTTTTTTCCATTAAATTTTTGTATATCTCCATAACTATCAGTATTAGGAAAATTTCTTTTTAATATTTCTTGTTTGCCCGGTATCCATTCACAATGAAAAACATTATTCCATCCCATCCATTCAGCTGCTAAATCAAATCCGCCTATACCAGAAAATAGCGAACCATGATTTAATATTTTCTTTTGTCCTGAGTTTGCCATTCTTTTTGCATTTGTTTTACTCGTTCTTCAATCTCTGCCCTTTGCTCTGGGTACTTTTTCCAGAAAAATCGTTCACGTTCTAAGCGATAAGCGCGTAAGGCATCAGGTTCTCGGTAAGGCTTCGGCTTTGCTTTGTAGCTTTGTACCTTACCAAGTTCCTGCGCATCGCCTTGGCCATTGGTTTTAATTAGTTTTTTTGCCATAATAACTTACCAAAGCATCATAGATATCATCAATACTATATTTCATTAATGATCTCCTTCTAAAAAAGTCCAATAATATTTTTTGGTGTTTGTGGTTAAACATTAGATTGTAGTGTTAAAATTATCGGGTTATCTATTTTTTTATAAAACCAATACTTAGTCATCCAGTCCGCAATAGTCGGCATTGGAAAATTTAGGTTTTTGGCGGCCTGAGTTGGAGGTATATTATTACCTATACAATACTCTAATGCTAAAGCTATGGTTTTTTTTGAGTATCTATTGCCATATCGTTTACCCCTGCCTTCAATATTTAAAGGCAGGGGAGATTGGTTAGAATGGCAAATCATCATCTTTTGCATTTGTTTTCTGTGCTGGTGCAGCTTTACCGCCATCAGGCAGTTTTGCATTACCGAAATATACCTTATCATCGGCCGCATCCTTTTTTGAGTTGAGCTGAAATGATAGGATATTACCATATTGATCTGGTTCATCATTCATCCAGACTGCGATGTTTGCGTAAACTTTTCCGTTTTTTTCGGACTTATTAAATGCGGAGTGTCCTGCTTTAAAAGCATCTCCGAGATCGGTCAAGCAGATTGATCCGTGCATTGGTTTGTTTGCCATTAGATTGAGTTTAAGATTGAGTTTAAATATTCAGTTGATTGTTCTATTTTCTTTTCCGCTTGTTCAATGTCAGCGAACAAATTTGCACGTTCTAAACGAATACGTTTGAATTGATACTTGCCCGGATATTCGGGATGATAGGATACGAAATCGAACCACTCGCGCCCGGTTATTATCATGTAACCAATTATCTGCCAGTAACACTCCTTGTAATCCGCTTTTAGATCAGTTGTAAGCGAGTGAACCAAATGCGCAGTAATTGTATAGGGGCATTTGATTTCAATGCCGCCATCGTCATCTACCAAGCCATCAGGCGAACCTCCGAAGTTATCTCCATACGGAATATATCCCGATTGGATTACCTTGGTCTGAAAAACCTCCTCATAAATCCCAATAGCGATTGGTTCGTGCATTACGCCCCAATCGGTGTACTTATTTGAAAAATCATCTTTGGCTGGTTTGCCAGTTAGCTTCTCAGCGATGCACTCCATCACATAAGTAATTGCGCCATCGGATAGTTTACCAGCCTCTTTGTCGGCTTTTGATTTTGGCTCAGTCATTAGTCTGTGTAATTGACTACATGAGAACCGGCCCATGCGCGATTGTATCCATTCTGGAGTGCGCTGGTTTTCGTTTTGTTGTCCGGTAATTATCATTGTTGCGCTGCTTTAATATCATCCATTGGTACTTCCTTTGAGTACATTCCGTTAAACTCAACCTCAGATCCGCCATCGGTAAATAATTTACCAAGTTTTGAAGCTGCGTTTTTTAGGGCCAGACTTTCAGCAGCTGGTGCATTTTTCTGGATTGCGTCTTGAATGATGTTTTCAATCTCTAAAGGTTTTGATCCTTTGGCTAATTGAATCGGCCATGCGCCCACGCCATCCAAGTTTCGTTGCCTTCCGGTAATCGGATTGAATATGGAAAGCGTTCCATAAACTAATACTGAGTTTGCCATAATCGAAACGGATTTGATCGACCAGTCATAATCTTGGAAGATTGTAACCAAGTTGTTTTTTACCCTTTCAATCGGTTGGTACTTCAATCCTTTGTGTTCGCGCATCCAGGATGATGGAGGATTAGAATTTAGCAAGGTGTTCAAACTATCCATCTTTACGGATAGGCCCAAATCTTTTACTATTGCTGGTAGATTTGGCTTTTTGTTTTCTGTACTCATAAAAATAAAAATGCCTTATGCCGGGTTTGGACTGGAAGATCCGCCCCCGAAATAAGGCTCTTAAAATGTTTTAAATACCGCTTCCAGTCGGTGTATCTAAAGTAAAAAATTATTATGATATCTGCAAATAAAACCTCACAAAAATCTCCATCACGAAAAACATTACCAGTAATATCATGACAAACATGATTGCCCAGAATGTGCGATCTTGGTTTGGTTCCGGATCTTCGTGAAAGTGCATCATCCCAAAATCTCCTTTGCTAACCTCAAAGCCGATTCCTGCCCTTCAATGTGACCAACTCCGCCTGGCTTGACCTTGTTAATCCCCTTTATCTTGTTTACTTGTGCATGTATGTATGCAGTCCATCGGTTAAATAACTGATCATCCATTGCTAAATACTTATGTTGCGGCATTCCGTTATGCCATTCAATACGATGCCCATCTGGCAATACTGTGGTTTTAACTGCTAATATTCTCATGTTTCTCAAATAAGTTGTTAATAGTTAGGATATCATAATTCGGTAAGCTGCAAAAACTGCTTAAAGCAATAACGCTTCCGTACTTCAAATCAATGAATGAGTAGCTGCCCTTGAGTTCCATATAAATATGCTTAATGGAACTTGGATATAAATCAGCTTGTCTTTCTAAGGTTGCCTTATACTCTGGCTTCAATCTGTCAAATAAACTATTCATGTTCTTCATCCCTCCTGCGATCGTAATCATCGTGTTTATGGCATTTACATTTTTCAATTCTGGCATCGCAGTATTCGCAATGCTCTGCTGATGTCTCTGTGCGCTCGTACAGATCATCGTAATAGGCGTCTAAATTCATTTTATTTTTTGGGTTAAATAGTCACATAATCCAGCTAATCCGATTAGGACTGCCAACATACATATAAAAAAAATCATAATTTCCATGTTATCTGATTAAACCGTTAAAAAATAAAACATAGTAATTTCCTAATCCTTCTCTTTCGCCACGTTTCTGGCAAGTTCCCTTAAAGTTGATTTTTTCGTGAAGTGTCATAATGCAAGTTTTTATAAAACACCATTGTCTTATACTGCCAAATCCCCGCTTGACTGATCAAGCGAGGCGGCAGACTTCCAGACTTGCTGGAACTGGAATGTTAGAATGTTTCACATAAAATATCAAACTTGATTTGCTTTGCATTTTTCCAAGTATCAATTGAAACAACTTTTTCAAAGCCTTTGCAACAAACTCTGATAAAATCTTGATTATTGTTCTGTGCGTAAGTAAGTGCTTTTTTCCAAGTTCCAAACTCAAAAAACATTTCTCCGTATGTTCTGACTTTGTAGGTTACTTTTGTAGTAGTCATGATTTGCAAGTTTTGTGCAACCCTGTATTGAATTGCTGATCAAATATAAATCTAATAAATTTAACTTGCAAATTTATTTTCATTTTTATTTTCAAAATAACCCGAAAGCCTTACAATACGCAAAATTGTAGCTATTGAAATTTTAGCACCAATGGATCTATACCGGGTGCAAATATCATCTGCAATACCCATAGTCATATCGCCTTTTTTAGATCGTTCAACAAATTCATTTAAAATTTCTTGATTCCTTACTTTTTTTTGTGCCAGTTTTGGCGATAGTGTTTTTGTCATGTTATCTATTATTATGATGATTGAATAAATTATACTTTTTCTTATATACGTTTATGAAAAATTTTTCAACAAACAATGCTTCCTCGTTGCTACTACAAGATGCTATTTCTTTAAACAATGGTTTTTGGTTTATTTTATGTAAACTTTCAACCCAGTAATAAATTTTTTGATTAGGAACAAATGCTCTATTTAATGCACAATGAGATTTTGCCCTTAGTTCAAGATTTTTTGTTTTGCCTATATAAACAATGTCATTGGTTATAGGACATATTATTGCATATATTTTCATAATACAAATATAGCTTTTATTTTTATATTAAAAAATATTTTCATTTTTATATACATAATATAAAAAAATATTTATATTTGTAAACGCCTGGCCCAGACCAGACTGATCGAACAAGAACTTGACAAGTTATTTAAAAGAGAAGGGTTTAAATTTTAAGGTATGAAACAGACCGCAGTAGAATGGTTGGTATCTCATTTAAATAAACAAGAATGGTTTACTTATAAACAAAGAGAATACATTGAACAAGCCAAACAAATGGAAAAGCAACAGATTATTGATGCTTACAAACAAGGTCAATTTGATGGAGATATTATAAGAGATACAGATGCAGAACAATACTACAACCAAACATTTAAAGAAATAGAAAAGTTATGACAAATAATAGTCAATAACTCGGATAAATTCCTAATTATTGTGCATTATATAACGGTTCTCGGCTATACGTCAGGTTGGGATTAAATAGTACAAACTTTAAATAACAGATAAAAGATGAAAAAAGCAGAAAATTTCAATGAAGCACAAAAAACCACCTTGCGGTTAGGTGCTGTTATAAGCCGTATTTTCTTCGGTTTATTGATTATCGTAGTATCAGCTAATGTTGGTAAATGGATAGGTATAGGGTTGTTTAAGTTAATAATGTGGTTAGGAATACTTCCATATTTAGAAAAGTTCTTTGGTTGGTTCGTTTTTTAATATGGCTTATAACGTAATGCAAATATGAGAAGTGGGGAATGTCACACGCAATCCGTGAAAGTTGACGAACAAGTAACGCTCTTGGGTGGTATCCAAGTTCATTTGCAGCCCGCCCCATTTCTTATATTTGATGTTATAAAATCGTTTTAATGTTTTATAACTCATTACTACCCGAACCTTTATATCGCATAACATCACTAACTAAACTTAAAAAAATGGAAACAATAAAATTTATCTTATTTATCGAGTTCGTAGCACTATTCGTTTGTGGTGCTTGTCATTTAGTAGCATTTTTTACCAAAACGGGATTTCCAATATCAATGTATTGGATTATACCATCAATTGTATTAGTATGCTGCTTATTGGTAATTTTTATTATAGCACATATTGGGAAGTGGTTTCTTTCTTAAATTCCCTATAACTCCACACTAACCAAACTTAAATAAAAATGGAAAAGCAAATAGAAAAAGCAATCAGAGAAACTTTGGTTATCAGTAACCCCCAATCTATTCATTTAGCAGTAAAAAAAATATTGCTTTTGCTGGATGACACAAAAAAAAGTTATGACCATGCAAAAAATAAACATTACCAATGAACAACTTTGTATTTTAGTAAAATACCATCACTTCCCCTGCACCAATCGCCTTAACTCTTTTTTTATTTTCTCGAGTTCAGCTTCAAGGCGCAGTTTTTCAATCATTAATTGCTGGATGCGCGTTTTACTCAAAGGATTCTGCCTTTTAGGATGCGGAAATTCTTTACTGAGTAGTTTCCTTCGTTATCGGTACGAATGTGCGCAAAGCCATGAGAGTAGTTATTTGAGTGCGGGTTGTAGTCTGGAGATAGTTCCGATAAGCAACCAGTTGACCAGCAGGAAATCAATTCTCCGGAAAGGTTAGTTTCATTATGCTCTGAGACCTTGTGAACGTGACCGCAGATCATGGACTGCTTGGCTTTCATGAACAATCCTCTGGCTGAATTAACCGGTGCCATAAAACCCCTAAAAAACAAATGACCATGATGGATGCTTAGCTTCCCGGCTCTGATTATAGTCTTGTCATCAATTAGATTTATAGAAACCTTTGATAGTTCCAGTCTGGCATCAAGCGAATAGTAAGGATCATCAAATATCTCTGGCGCTTTAGCCATCAAGAAATGCTCGTACCTTACATCGTGATTTCCTTTGTTAAAATAGATTATAGCCTTCGGAAATGTTGATCTGAGAATCCTTAGAAACTCTTTGGTAGTATCAAACTCATGCTTAACCGATCGCTTTCTGGGATCCTTCTCAAATCGACTGCATCCGTAGAAATCAATTAAATCTCCATTGATCAGGATTGTGTTTATATTCTCTTTTTTCCCATAATCTAAAGCCGCAGTAATCGCATCAATAGAATGATAGGGGATGTGCAGGTCAGAGATTAATAAGATGTTGTTACAAGCCACCGGAAGGGTAAAAGGTACTCTTTCTTTCTCCTCGCTTTGTGGTATCTTGTAAGGGTTAGTATCGTAGGTTTTCGGTTGATGCAAACTTTTGTCTTTGTATTCATTTTTATGTTTGCCTCTGATCCTGCGGACACTCGTTCTTACCGATTCAATGTTATTCCAAACTAATGGATGTTCTGCATATATTTTTTTAGACAAGGTTAAATCCGCATGATCTGGAAATTTCTCCAAATATGGTCTAATTATCTCTTGTTTCTGCATAATAGTAGATTAGTAAACATCCGACAAATACAAGCAATAAACCTGCAAATGTCATTACAACCTTTCGATGGTTTTAGTTGGTTCAAAGAAATTTTTAACCAGATAGGCGAACCCTCCGGCAACAGATGCCATTGCTATCTGCTTCCAATTAAAAGTCAATGTACCAGCTTCAAGCGATTGCTGAATAATTAAAACTGCTGGAGTTAATACCGCCATTATTAGACCTCGTACAATGTCTGACATTGACAACGTGCCTTGCTTTGAAATTCTTTTTTTCATGATTTATAGTTTGATTGTTTTTAACCAATTTGTTACATCAAAACTCGGACAACTTTTTTGAACATTTGGAAAATCTCTATGCCCTTTAATCTCTGCATCAGGGAATTTAACTTTCATTTGCTTGACTAACATTTCAAGCGTTTGTTTCTGCGCTTCAGTTCTCGTATCAACGCCATTTAAGCCTCCCTTGTAACAGATATGGATTGCATTGGCATTATATCCTGCCACGCCATTAGTAGGGCGTTCTATGGCTTCTAATTGCTCAAATAAACCATTGATACTAATCAGGTAATGATAGCCAACTGACTTCCATTTCATTACCGATTTCCAATAGTTCTTTATTGATGCGGTTGATTGAGTTCCGATTGCGCCAGTACAATGTATTACGATGTACTTTATTTCTCTCACTTTTTTTTATTGAGAAAATGCTCAACCATTCCAATCACGAAATCAATTATCTTGCGTTCCAACTTTGGGAACACAACTCGCAGAACCCAAGCTAAAACGCCCGGAACTGCTTTCTTAATTTCAGGCATCAGGTTAACTTTAACCTCTGCCTCGATGTATTCTATTTCTTCCGCTTTCATTTGATTTTGTTAGTTGCTTTAATGTAATACCTAATTGCAAAAATTCCGCTGATTATAGCGACCAGAGAAGCTAATAAAGTTACTATCGGTTGTATGTTGGCAATACTAAGCATTGCGCCTGATACAGAAACTATGGTCGCCAAATCGGCGTTATTATTTGTCATCTTTAATTTGAGGTTTTAACTGCTTGTCTAATTCATTTAAAATTGTATTGACTTGGATATAAGGCGATGTTGATTTTTCAATTACTGAGTAAATCGCATTCCATTCAATCACTGTCAATTCTACTTTTAACATTTGTGGTTCTTGTATTGTTTCTTTTTGTACATCATCTTGTACTTCTTGTGTTGTTTCTTTTTCAGTTTTCATAGGGTTGTTTTTTTGTCAAATATAGTTAATTATTGGGTTGTGTTTCTGTATCAGTTTCTGAATCTGGTTCATTTGGTTCTGCTTGTGGTTCAGTTTCGCTTTCTACTTCTGTTGGCTCAACTATTGGTTCTGCTTCTGGCTCAATAGGTGCTATTCCTTTTAATAAGTCAATTTCGGCTTTGAGTTCTTGGATAGCTTTTACTAATACTGGAATCAACTCTGTATATTTTACACCATACATTCCATCTTGTGAACTTTCTGATACAAGTTCGGGAAATACTTTAATTACATCCTGAGCAATTAAACCTAAATTATTACTATTTTCTTTATCGGATTTCCAAGTATAATTAACTGCCCGTAGTGTATTTAATTTTTCAGTTGCGTTTTCAATATTGCTTGAAATGTTTTTTAATCTTTCATCTGATGCAGATACCCATGAAGTTGCACCAGCATCAAGCCTTACACCACCCGAACCTCCTGACCTTATAAATAATTGTGTAGCAACAGCAGTTGTACCGCCCATATAAAATTCAGTATAAGCAGCACTACGTTTTAAGAACATATGATTACCACTTGCATTCGCTTCAACCTCAAGTGGGTAATTACTGGAACTGGTAGTTCCTATTAATACATTACCACCTGATGTGATACGCATACGTTCTGCTGCACTTCCTGCATTCCAAGTTACAAATTGTAGCATACCACTATTATTTGCACCATCCCTTGTTCCAGCTATTGCTGCATTACGTTTATCAGAACCAGCTATGTTTGTATTATTAAATGAAATAGCACCTCCAATACCATCAGATGTTGATGTTGTAGCCAATTCAAGCCATGCATTTGCATTAGTTCCTTGAACAGTTAAGAAAGTGCCACTATTGGTGTTTAATTTAGGAGTTGCAGTACCGACGCCTATGTTTCCATCTGATGTGATACGCATAGCTTCAGTACCTCCTCCAATTCTGAATAATAACGGAGAACCTTGAATAGATAATTGAACATTAGCACTTGCAGCATCATTTATTGCGGATATTCTCATATCTCCGCCACCAAGAGTAAAAATATTTACATTTTCATTTGTTGCTGTCTTAAATAAAGCACTTGTTGCACTCAGCGCAGTCGCCAAAGTAATCAACCCAGTAGATCGTGTGATTGTTAAAGGCGTATCAATTAATGCCCCTGCATCTGAGTATCTTCGGATAAAGAAATTAGCACCAGCATTAGATCCTGATTCTGTTCCGCTAACCTCTAAGTTTATACGATTGCTATTATCTGAACGAAATGAAATACTTTTTGCAACAGATACGTTTGCATCTAAGTTCGCAATCAGCGCAGATGCACCGCCATCTAAATGTAGCTTTGTAGTTGGGTTAGCAATCCCGATTCCAAACTCTCCAGTTTGCAAAAGAGAAACTAATTCCGCAGTATTTGCCTCGCTGAAAATTCTGAATCTGTGATCAGACTGCACATTCCCAACCGACCATTTATTTGATCCGGCACTTGAAAAACCTAAAAATGCATTATTTGTGGAAGTTCCGTTTATCCTTGAAATAATACCAGATCCGAAAACATCCAGCGGAGTTGTTGGCGCATTGGTTCCTATTCCTAATCTATTGTTAGTATCATCGTAAAACAAGTTAGAATTGTCCTGACTTAATGCACCCGAAGCACCGATAAATGGCAGGGATCCCAAAGTCAAAGCAGTTGTAATTGTCAGAGTTGCAACAGAACCAACTAAATTAATCGTGCCATCAAATCCATTGGCATCATTAAACTCCAAAGAGGATACAATGTTTGGCGATAATTCCACATAGGCACTACCATTCCAGCGATACAATACGTTTGTATCTAAAGCGATGTAAATCGTATCAGCAGTACCTACTAAAGGAAAAGCTGCAAGACTGGCATATTCCTCCACAGTACCAGTAAATAAAGAAGCCATCTGAGATAGGGTAATCTTTCTACTTATCCCAGTTGTCGGATCCCCTATAATTGTCAAGTCATCCAGCGCAGGAGATAACTCCGTTGCTAATTGGTTTATTTTTTTCGATTCCATTTAAAATTGATAATTTGAAGGTACTTGACATCTATCATTTAAGAAAGGTACTGTTAAGGTAGTATCTAACTTTACACCGGCTA